CAGGGGTTCGAGTCCCCTTATTGGCTTTCAGAAAACCGCATAAAATCAAGGTTTTCTATAGATTAGGGGAAAGAGAGTAATCAAAAAGTAATCAAAAGGTAATCAAAAAAGGCTCGGAAGCCTTGATTTTACTAAAGAAAGGAGTTTCTTGTACAAGTGCTAAAAGTTAATTGAATATGATTACTATGGAAGTTTGGACGCATTGAGCGTCTTTTTTTATTGCGGTTTTTCTGCTTATTTTTTGCGGAAGAACCGTATTTTTTTATGCAAAAATATAAGCATAGGAGGGATGCGGAATGTTATTTACGGATGAAATTCTTGAAAAAATCTTAACAAGAGAAGATGTTTCAAAGGTTCCGCTTGTGTATCAGTCAGCAATGATACACGCAATCAAGGAAGTATTGGAGGAAGAGAATGTATCAGATGCAAAATCAGAATATGGCATTTAACCCAAACCCAAGCTATGCCGCATATCAGTACAACCCAATGCAGAGGTTTCAACAGCCAGAGCCACAGATTCCGCAGATGCAACCGCAGTTTCTTGGAATCCAAGGAAAAGTAGTGCAGTCGGAATCGGCAATCATGGCAAATGATGTGCCTATGGATGGAAGCGTTGCGTTTTTCCCAATGCAGGACATGAGCGCAATCGTAGCAAAACAATGGGATGCCAACGGAACAATCAGAAAGACCGTTTACAAGCCTTTTAATGAGCAGATGGCAGATTCTTCAAGCGATGATAAAAGAATTGAAATAGGGCTGTCTGACGATGCGACAAGGGCTATTACTGACAAATTGGATTGCTTGTTTGGAAAGATGGAAGAGTTGGAAGATAAGCTATCTTCGCAAACGCAAAGAAAATCTTCACGAACACAAAAGGAGAGTGAGTCTTAATGAATCCTATGCAGATGTTACAGGGAATGAGAAACCCACAGCAGTTTTTACAACAAATGATGGGGAATAACAGCGTAATGAGCAACCCTATGGCACGCAATGCTATGCAAATGGCGCAGAAGGGAGATTCCAAGGGCATCGAACAGATGGCTAGGAATTTGTGCAAAGAAAAGGGAATTGACGCAGATAAGGCTTTTGAGTCATTTAAAAGCCAATTAGGAATGTGATACTAATTCTTGCAAGATTATGTATATAAAAATGAATTATGGAGGTAAATTCTATGTTTAACACAGGTAATTGTGCATCTGTTCCGCTTGTTGCGAACATTGACGGAAACGGAAATAACAATGGATGGGGCGCAGAAGGCTCATGGTTATGGTTCATTATCGTTATCTTTGCTATCTTCGGATGGGGCGGATTCGGTAACGGATTCGGAGGAAACGGAATGAACGGTGGTGTCGGAAGCGAAATCCAGCGCGGATTTGATAATCAGGCGGTTGTGTCAAAGCTTGATGGCATTTCAAATGGTCTTTGTGACGGATTCTATGCAGTACAAAACGGCATGAACGGAATCAACACAAACATTTTGCAGACCGGATTCGGCATTCAGCAGGCTATCAACGCTGATACAGTCGCTAATATGCAGAACACAAACGCATTACAGGCACAGATCGCTAACTGCTGCTGCGAAACAAGAGAAGCTATTCAGGGCGTAAACTACAATATGGCAACTAACACTTGCGCTTTGCAGAACACCATGAACAGCAACACAAGAGACATTATCGACAGTCAGAATGCAGGAACGCGCGCTATTCTTGATTATCTCTGCAATGAGAAAATCTCTAGCTTACAGGCAGAAAATAATGACCTTCGCAGAGCGGCTTCACAGGATCGTCAGAGTGCATTACTTACAACTCAGATGGCAGCTCAGACACAGCAGATTATCAATGCAGTAAATCCGTCTGCTATCCCGGCATATGTTGTACCTAACCCAAATGCTTATGCATATGGATGCGGATGTAACGCAGGTTGTAACTGCTAAAACTAAATAATTGAGTATCTTAATTGAGTTTAACTCAATCATGTCTGCTATGCAGTATTACTTATAACCAAAGGGCAGACTATAATGTTTGCCCTTATTTTATGAAAGAGAGGTAAAAATAATGGAAGTAACAGGAATTGCATTACAAACCGTTGCCGCTGGAGAAGATGTTGCATTCACAGAAACGGCAGTAAACGGAACAAAATGTATCGTACACAGACAGGGAAGTGGAATTATCAAGTTAAGAGGTATCACAAATCAGTGTAAGGCTAGATTTTTGGTATCGTATTCAGGAAACATTCAGATTCCGACAGGCGGCACGGTTGGAGAGATTTCGCTTGCAATCGCGGTTGACGGAGAGCCTTTACAGTCAACAAAGATGATCGTAACGCCAGCCGCAGTTGAAAATTTCTTTAATGTATCAGCACAGGCATACGTTGATGTGCCTTGCGGTTGTTGCAGTACCGTAGCCGTGCAGAATACATCTACACAGGCTATCGAGGTTCAGAACAGTAATTTGATTGCAGTAAGGGAGGCTTGATATTATGCATAAGTTTGCGAAACAGATTATGGATTGCGTGAAAGCCCACGTTGACGGCATCGGAATCGAGAATTTTGAGGGGCAAAACCTTGATGATCTCAAGGATTGGACGGAGATCGCAAAGAACATCGTATGCTTTGACAAGGACTATAACATTGTTGAAGCTATGAAAAAGTCTGAAGATGAAGAAATTATGCGCATGGTGGAAGAATTTGGGGATTATCCGGGAAGAAGATACTACAATGAGTACCGGTACTCAAACGGAAGATTCGCACCGAAAGGACGTGGAACACGCAGAGGATATGTAGAACCTCCATATTACCATCAAATGCCTGAAGATTACCACGAATGGGAGAGAATGCCGGAATACGACCGAATGAGAGACCTTGACAGAATGAGTATGGGAAAGATGTATTATTCAGAGCCTATGGGCGGAAATAATGACATGAGTACCGGTACTCACGATGCAAGAGAGGGCAGAGCCGGTATGAGCCGGAGAAGCTACATGGAGACAAAGGAAATGCATAACGGAAATTCACCGGAAGATAAGGACGCAAAGATGAAAGAGCTTGAAAAGTACATGAAATCTCTTTCGGAAGATGTGACCGAACTGTTTTCCGGCATGTCCCCAGAAGAGAAACAGTTGACCAAGACAAAGCTGACTACGCTTGTCACGAAAATGTAATAGAGAGGGCATTTTGCCCTCTTTGTTTGCGAGGTGGTAAATTGTTCACGATAAACAATGAAATGTGGAATTTGGTCAAAGTATCGCGTTACAGCGATATGCTACAGAGAAGTGATGGTAGTAGAACGGTAGGCATGACCGACAGAGATACGAAAACGATATATCTTGCGGATGATCTGCGCGAAAGGTTCCTTGATCGCGTGTTATGCCACGAATTATGTCATGCGTTCTGTCTTTCGTATAATGTATACATGGATATTGATACAGAGGAAATTGTAGCAGACTTCTTGGCTACATACGGAAGAAAAGTATTTGAAATAGCAGACAGACTATTGATTGAACTTATGGAGGTTGCATAATGGATAAAATTTCAGAACTCTTACAGTACGTGCACCGGACGAATCCGGAAATGACAAGGGAAAAGCTGGTAGAAGAGTTAAGTAAAAGTGACTATGCGGCGCGGTCTTTGATTTTTACGAAAGAAAACATCGTTGCGCTAGGGCAAAAATAAATCCGGCGGTTTGAATCGCCGCCGGATTTGTGTCAGACTTTCGGAATGTAAGAACCTTTCATTATTTCTATAGCGAGCTTCGCACCTTCCGTCATGTAAAAATCATTATTCTTTGCACAGCAACTAAAAAGCAGTTCCTCGAACTCTGAATATAAATTTTCACTTAATACCCCTTTTAGTTTCTCTGTTAAGGGAGAAAAGTATTCAACAAAAGCATTTCCGGTTTCATTGTCAAGCTGACTTGAACATACAATTTTAATAAATTCATCCATTTTAGTAGTCTCCTTCTTCTGTTAATAAATAGTTGATATATCCTGTCGCAAGTCTGGCAAGGCTTTTACTGCCATCCAACAAATCCAATTTGTACTCTGGTCTATAGCCAAACCTCTGCACATAGAACTTTTCTTCAAGTTCTAAGTCGTAAATGTCAGATAGCTCCACGAGAATCTTGTGATATAAAAATTTTCTCGTCCACCCAAACTGTTCCATGATAATTTTTAATTTCCAATTATTTTTTCTGAACCACGCTCCGCGTGATGCGTCCAATTGCTGTTTTGAAATGTAACAATCTGCAAATAGGTCATCATTTTTCAGCAATGCCGCCTGTGGTTTCTTTATGGCTTTCTCCATGTCGGTAAAACGTTTCACGTATCGGGCAGTAAATACGATGCCTTTTTCTCCGTTGAATTTGTTCGCAAGAAAATCACATCCTAACTTGGTTACTTTGTAGCACTTGTTTTCTTTTCCGGATTCATCTTTGTAGGTAGATTGAATGAAATAATCACTCGCACCTAAATTGTGGTGAGTCAAAATTTCAATGATTCCTTCGGTATGTTTGCCCCTTACATCCTGTCCTTCCAATTTTCTTAAAACTCTGTCGTGACGCATTCCCATCATTTCTGCAATCTCTAAAGTAGTGATGGTTTGTTCTATTTGGTTCATGCTTATTCTCCTTTCTGAAAAACAACATTATGTTTGTTTTGAACAACCTCATAGTTGTATTATAAACAACCGTTTATTTGTTGTCAACAATATTTTAGTTGATTTATTATTTTATTTGTTGTATTCTGTTTTTTGTATAAGAAAGGAGGCGTATGATGTTTACCAAATTATTAAGATTAACATTGGTTGAAAAAGAAATGACAGCTAAAGAGTTAGCCACAAAGATAGGAACAACTCAACAGAACCTATCAGCAAAAATGAAGCGTGACAACTTTTCAGAAAAGGAAATGCGGCAGATTGCGGATGCATTGGGGCTTGATTTAGAAATTGTAATGAAAAAGAAGAAATAAGAAAACCCGCCTAACTGGCGGGTTTTTGATGAAAGAATATTTTTTCCGCGCCCCAAAAAAATATTTCGTAATTTTTTTGTACCCCCCCCTGGGGTAGCGTTTTGGGGGTCAAGATTCCATTTTCACGGATTATCAAAAACGTGTAACAAACGTGCAATTATCTGCGACATTCCGCAAATAACACAAATACACCATATATTATGTTATATATAGATAATACACTGATGATATTTGATAATATTGCCGGTCGCAGGCAAACGCCAAAAGACGCTTGCCCGACTATAGTTACAATCTAGCATATATCGCTTTTTACCACTTGTCAAGATAGTTTTTCCCATCGTACCGGCTGTAAGTGTGCGTTATGTTTTCCGGTCTTTGTGTGATCTGTAGCCAATCGCCGCCGCGCTGGGCGGTTATTTTGATTTTTGCAGATTCCACCCATTCCACGCCTTCAAATTTCGAATAGCCGCGCATTCTGCCGGATATATCCAGATAACCAAGAGCAGACACCCGGCGCATGATTTCCCTTTTTCCGATATACTCATATTTTCCCATCTTTCAAACCTCCTTTTCTGTGCTTATTTGTCAATGTGCGCGTGAGAACCAGTTCTCACGGAATCCACGCCGCCGGAATCGAACCGGAACAAAGTCACCAGACACGCGAAAAAGGGCGGGAAAGTACCGCCCTAAAATCTATTTTGCTTTTTTAACTGATATAATACAATCGTCGGCTTTATCATTTGGCGTTCCGTTGTCGCTGATTTTGACAACAACCTTCTGCCGATCCTTAAAGCGCAAGTCTGTGTCCGTGTCGGACATTTCCCAGATGTTTCCATCCGTGGTGTAAATATCAAACCCGCGCCCGATCAGCTTTTCCCCGTCCTCATACTGCATAGTATAACTAAAATTGCGGACGGTTCCGCGCACTCTGTAAGTGCGTGCTGTTTTCGCAGTGGCTGTTGCCGGTGCAATGTTTAAAAGTGTTACGGCTGTTAATACAATGGCTAAAATTTTCTTTTTCATGGTTGTTTTCCTCCATATTTCTGTTTAATCTGCTCATTATTGAGTAAAAACCGCCGCCGGTAGTGATCCGGCGTGCATTCTCTGCGGCGGTTGGTTACTTTACATAAACTCGTACATAATTCTTGTTTTTGTTGTATGAGTAGCTTTTTACTTGCATATCGTCAAATTCATTCCCGGTTTCTGCGCCGTAATTTGCGCATATCAATTTATTTTTTTCGCCGTATATTCTCCACGGTACACGGCAGGCGTTCCAATCACATTCCATAAATAATTCATATAGCGTTCTTTTCATAGATTTAAGTCCTCCATATTTTCAAAATTTCCCGGTTGTTCCGGTAAAAGCAAGCCGGGGAATCAAACCCCGGAAAAGCCAACCTTGCTTAAATTTCTTTGTCTTTGTTTATCTCTGCCGCTATTATTTGCTGCTCTAAAAAATATCTGAGTCCACCATCATCGAAACGTTTAATATAATAATCTGCAAGCTCCGAGGTTGTGAATCTATCGAGAACACAGCCGACATCGCTATATATGCCGCGGTAAGTGTTTTCTCTCGTCTGGATAGCTTTATCAATCGGGTTTGTTGGCTCTTTTCGCTCAACAACAAATTCGCGCGCCGCGGTTGTCTTTCTTTCGCTTATGTTTCCAGTCTCGAAAGATTTTAAAGATAATACAAACGTTTTTCCAGTTTTGCTCGGCTGCATATTCACGATCTCGCTTTTATAACCGTAATTCCAAATAAGTATATCTCCAATCCTTAAATCTTTGGCGGCTACACCGTCAAATCTTTGGCTTATGCCTTGTAATTTAATTTTTGCCATAAAATCAACCATCCTTTCATTGTGCGCCCTGTCTCATCGGTGTAGGTGGGGCAGTTCCTACAGACCGCCATACGGCGGTTTCGACTATTCGCAAATTCTGCGGAAAATTTCAATTGTGAGTTTTGCGGCGGCTCTTTTTCTGTCTGCTGTATAGCCTTTACGCTTGCTTTTTAATGCTTTTTCTGCTTGCTTAAGGTTTCCAACTCCCCAAGATGCCGCTTTATCAAGTTTTTCCCATTCGTCCGGTGTAACTTTTACGGCTTTAAGTGTTGCCGTGTTAATCTCGTAATTGTCTTTGTCTTCCGGGTGTAAATCTTCGCAAACTGGAATATATTCATGCGTTCCCATGTTTTCGCCGATATTCCAGACGAAAAAGCGAACCGGGATTTTTTCCACGATTTCAAAAATATCTGTTTTTTCACAAAGTGTAGAAGTGCTATAAATTTTGTTGTTTTCAATTTTTAACGTTTTCATATTTTCCCTTTCTGGTCTGCCATCATCAGAGCCGGGCGACCATTCCGCGGCTGACGCTCCAAAATCGGAGCGTTTCGGCTATTTCTGACTATTTAATTCAATGCATTTCCGGTTACAATCCTCGATGCTTCCGGCAAAAACGATTTTTCCCGTGCCCTTAATTTTTTCAATCACGCAAAAACCAAAATAATCGTTGTAAGTGATGTAATATTCTTCCATGTTCTATACCTCCTCAATATATATTCTTTCTTCTGATCCGGTTTCTTCATCCTCATAGATTCCGTTGAAATCATCAAACCATCTTTCGGCTGCGTTGTGGTTGTATGTCTCTCCGCCAAGAAGAATGCGTCCGGTTTCCGTTACAAGTCTGTATTTCTTTTCCATGTTGTTTCCTCTCTTTCTGTGCTTCATTTGATACTTGTATCATATCACTAATCTTAGTGACAGTCAATAGTAAATATCACTTTTTTTAGAAATATTTCTCTTGACTTTTCCCGATAGGAAAAGTATGATTGATTTAAGAAAAACTATATAGAAAGGAAGATGCACAATGCTAAAATACAGATTTGATGTAGGGGACGCACTGGAGCGCATCGGCTTTAACTCCTACACGGCTAAAACAAGCGGATTGTTGAGCCAAGAAACGCTCAAAAAAATAAAACGCGAGGACACAAATATAAATGCAAAAAGCATAAATAATCTTTGTCTGCTTTTGGATATGCAGCCGAAAGACATCTTTATATATATAGAGAGTCCGGAAGATTTGGAGCTGAAAAAGAAATTGCAAAAAAAATAAAATATCACTTGCAAAAGTGATATATATATGCTATAGTATAGTCAGATCAAGAAAACAGCACAGCGCCGAAAGGAGAACGACATATGAAAATAAAAGGAATCGGAACAATAAGCAAAGAAAAAGCAATGAGCATCCTAACTAGAGAGGGAAGAAAAGCCGTAAAAACTGGATTGATTACGACCGAAGAACTTGGACAGATGTACAAGCTGGATCAGGTCGAAAAAGCATCAAAGGTCGGAAAGTATGGCGAAACTTTCCGACAGTCTTACAAATGGGTTCCGGACGATCTGAAAGAAGAACTTACACCGGAACAGCTTGGAAAGCTCGTAGATCAATTTTACAACTGCTATTCGGCAGGAAAGAACGCATAAAAGGGGGAGGAAATATGATTAAATGGAAGGCTGCAAGCGTGAACGGACTTGTGGAATATGAGCAGGAAGCGGAAAGCTTCAAAGAGCTTTTTGATGAACTGGACGAAAGGGGAATAATTAGCGATCCAGATTTTCCACTTTATGACACGGCACTTTTAGAAAAGTATGGGAAATCATTTGATGATGCTGATTTCCAAGACGAGAGCGGCGATCTTGATTATGGGAAAGTTGATAATTTCTTAGATGGAAAAGAGTTGTCCGATAAGGAGTTATACGAATTAATATGCTCCCGGAACGGAGAAGCGTATTATCAAAAATTTATGAGAGAAACCGAAAACGGCATCGTTGAAATCGGGGAATCAGATTTTGATAAAACCGGCAAATACAAATATTAAAAATGCCGGTGGATTATCCACCGGCAACAGTCACGTAAATTTGAATAGGTACTAAACCTAATCTTCCACAACTTACGTGATTAAGGATAGCATATAATAACTCAAAAGTCAAGAAAGAGAGGGAAACAAAATGAAGAACTACAAAGAATACGAGAAAAGGTTTATAGGGTCAAGCGATATTGCGGCATTAATACTTGTCGGATGCGATGAAAACGGATTGAAAACAAGCACTCTTGATTTTGGCGAAGATGGAAGCTACATGGCATACGTCGTTGACGAGGACGCGGAGATAGGTGCACATTATAAAAAAGTTGCTGATTTTAAGCACTGGCTCAAGATTTATGATGATGACGAATTGACATACCGGGTTAATGCACAGGAGATAAATATATATCGCGCTGGAGATTTTGGTTGTATCATACAGACGATTGGCAAACATTAAAAGAAATCGAGTGGGAAAGATTAAGAATCTGACCCACTCATTTTCATCACTGAGAATATAATTATTTCAATCCTTGTATCTGGGGAATTGCTACAGATACCACGCGCAGAGCATCCACTGCACGCGACACAAAACATAAATTAAATGTTTTGCTTTTACTAAAAATACTATTGTTTCAATCCGTGGTCGCCGGGATCGCTGGCGGCACCACATCGGCAAGCATCCATGCCGTGCGACTTGTCTATATAGTACGCCTGCCAAGATCAAATGTCAAGAGCGTATTTCTAACAACGTTTCCGGGTGCATCTTTCGATTTCCCAAAAGTTCAAAAATAGTTCATAAATTATCTATAATAATTTTCTTAAATTTTTATAAATAAGGATAGTTGTATTAGGTCTTTGACATGTCTAAAAATGATAGAATAGTATCAGTTTTTGGTAAAAATCGTCTGACAATCGTCTGACATAACACGACACAATCGTCTGACGTCGCTTTTTCAGAACTATGTTTCTCTTTCTCTATCTTTTTCTTAATCTTTTAAATTAACAATACACTGTATATAAAGACTATAGGTTTATTGTAAGTGTATATCCGCGCACACGCGCGGCGTAAGTATATAATACCACCTTAAAAAATTAAGGCTTGACTTTAAACCCGGAAATAGTGTATACCAAAAGCAGAGAGATAAACAGAATTGGAGGTGTGAAAGCTATATGCAGGATATAGAGAGTGTAGATCTTACAAGCCTTATAGTGGATCTAGGTACAGTACAGATATATACATCAACTGTACAAGACTTAATAGACAACGCTTGTATAGAATTTCACATCGAAGATCTGTTAAAAGCTGGGCAAAGACAGTGGAAAGCTGTTATGCAGTATGTTGGTATGCATCTATTCCCGGATACATCGGTACTAAAAGACAAGAGCTTGAAACCTCTTGGTAATGCAACTATACCGACTAACTGTAACAGGTATGACAGAGAGGTATTATATAAGCTTTGTGATTATTATATATACATCTCCAATGTGTACAGTAAGCTGGTAAGTACAGTAGCATTCAGTTATTTTTGCAATATACCAACCAATACGATGGATATATGGGCTAGTGATGAACCGAGTTCGCTGACTTTCAAGATGTGGCAAAAATTACAACGATCTCGTAAAGATTGCATACTTGATAGAGCGTATGACTCCAACAGCCCAGTAGGCACTATGTTCGTGGGAAATAACGAATTTGGCATGAATCAGCCCGGCATTGGAGATAATGCCACCCAAAGAAGGGCAATCACAGCGCAGGAGTTGCCAAGGCTGGACGAGAAAAAGAGCCAAGAATTGCACGTAATTGATACACAATTCACGGATGCAGCGGCGAATAATATGGTTTGAATTGTGTGTAATTATTCTACAATTCACAAATGCAGTAATACCAATGGGTTTAGCGTTTTAACTATTCGTAAACTATTCGGAAAAGTTAGGTTTTGCGAATAGTTACAAGGGCATTATAGGAATTGTGCTAAAACAATTTGATTTTCACACAATGACAACAAAACGAAACGGAAAATATTTTAGATTTCCATGTTTGCAAGAAAAGGATGGGGAGGGGGTCTGACAGAAAGACCACCGGGCGGCTACTAAGTCCCTTAAATTCCTAAAAAAATAAAAAGCCACTTACAGTACTCATTGACATTTTACAGAAATTGGCTTAATATAAACATAAACAATTCACTTTCACGTTGCGAATCGCAACTACATTTCCAAAAATTTTTTAAAAACAAAAAAGTGTTTCGGACAGGAGAATGATATATGACCGGGAATGAGTATCAGGCTTTAGCAATGCGGACAAATGATTGCAAGGCGACAGAAAGAATTTCGGATAAACTCGATTTGCTTAAATTTTGCAAAAAGAAAAATATCGCATCTGCGTTGCAAGATTATGACCTTGGCGGCATCTTCAATTCTTGTTTGGGGTTATCCGGCGAGGTTGGAGAGTTCAACGACATGATTAAAAAGTGGATTTTCCATGAGAAGCAGCTTGATATTGACCACGCAAAGAAAGAAGCTGGCGATATTTGTTGGTATCTTGCAATGCTTTGCGAATCCTTCGGCTGGAGCCTTGATGAAATAATGCAAATGAACGTAGACAAGCTTAAGGCACGTTATCCGGAAGGGTTTGACATTGAAAGGGCAAACCACAGAGCGGAGGGCGATGTGTAATGGCAAGCTGCAGCAATGAGTTGATGAAAACCGAGTATTCCGAAACCTTTGATGAAAAACGCAAAGGATTGATTGAACAGTCGTATTACAAATACGGACCGGCAAGAATGAACTTTTCTACCGGAAATGTTAATGCGGTTGAAAGTTTGAAAATGTGTCTTGCCAAGTTTGAAGAGACCGGAAACCTTGAATACCTGTGTGACGTTGCAAACTATGCTATGTTCCGGTTTATGTTTCCACAGCAGGGCGAGTATTTCGAACATACGGACTCTGATTCATCTGCCGGGATCTTCGGTATGAGCGTAAATGAAATGGAACGATTCAAACAGGAACACAGCTTTGAGGATGGGAGATATTGATATGATTTTAAATATAATCGCTACGGCGATAGATGCCCTTGTAATACTTGGACTTATGGGAGGACAGGTAAAACAAAAAGACAATTCAAACGCAATTGGTTATTTGCTTTCATACGCGATCTTTGCAATGAATATTATGGTCATTTGGAAATGATGGGCTATCGCCAAGCGGTAAGGCACAGGATTTTGATTCCTGTATTCCGGGTTCGAATCCCGGTAGCCTAACTGGTTACATGCTGACGTTCCATGTAGCCACGTATGTTTTTCATATGTACTTGAACCCTTGGTTGAGTGATTCAAGCATTTGGGTTACTCCTTTCGCCACTAGGACGATTCTGTTAAGGACGGCGCGAGACCGTCCGGTGGTATTCTATCATGTGTCTATCCCACGGCGCATGATCGTGTGTAACGCATAGCACGTAAAACATATTGCTAACCGTCTTGTGGCGGTTCTGGGGAAGCGGCAACGATTGGCGGTGTTGCGGCTGACTGTAAATCAGTTCCCAAGTGGTAAACATTGGAGGTTCAATTCCTCTCTTCCTCATGAGCGAAAGCATCCATTTAGTCCCGCGTTACCGGTTTGCGAGATTATCCTAGGTTATTTGGATGTGAATAGCAAAGACTTAAATTGCGTCACAGCAGGCGCGGATTGGTGTCACAATCGACCGCGTGTCTTTGATCGGTTAGTCAAGCGGCCAAGACACCACCCTTTCACGGTGGTAACACGAGTTCAAATCTCGTACCGATCACTGTATTGGGATTTAATTCAGTGGCAGAAGACACGGCTTATATCCGGGTTGTCGCGGGTTCGATTCCTGCAATCCCAACGCGTTGTAAAATATTGTTTATGTGACAAGGCTGACGAGTTTTGGTGTAATGAATGATGTTTTTCTTGTGATGGAAGCGTTGTCGACTTAAAAAGCGTGGAAATAGGACGATGAAAGTTCGTTTACGATATATAGAAAATTTTGCAGTGTTCCCATAATGGAATTGGAACCGGTTGCTATCCGGTCGGGCGTTTTTCGCCTTGTAGGTTCGAATCCTACACACTGCGCTTGCCCGAAATAGGGCGTTGATGTGTGGCGGAATGGGTAAACGCTATGAAATGTCTATTGCAAAATGCAATACAGAGAAAGTATTTCTCAGGGACATTATGAGAGAAAGTAAATCTTTTCTGCGAGGTTCAAATCCTCGCCACATCAATTCCTTATCTCCACTTAGTCGGGTGCTACTGCAATAGTTCCGGTCGATGGGAGACTTATGGATGGTAGCGGTATCATTGGAAACAGAAACCCCTTCCGTGATTAGAAATTGCAGATTTGAAAGCGGTTGGTATGGTTTTGGCTGACAGGGTTCGATTCCCTGTACCGCTATTCGATGATAAAAACATTGTGGAATATTTATATCAGACAAAAGACACGGAATCTCACGAGGATTCCGATTTTTGCTATGATTGGGGGCGTAAGAACGTGTGATTTTTGTCGGAATAAAAAGAAAATCATTGATGGTAAAGGAAATTTAGTTCTTTTTGGAGCTGAAAATAACATGATTTTCGACAATAGCGATGGAAAAGAGGTTGCAGGAGCCGTAAAAATTAATTTTTGCCCTATCTGCGGTAGAAAGTTGGTGGAAGAATGAAACATCAAAAAGAATGGCACACTTGCGACAGGTGCGGTGCTGAAATAGAAAAGCCTAAAATATGGTACGACCGAATGTTCCCTTATCTAAGAACCGTAAATTTAAAAAGACCTATGCGTTTCAGAGAAATATTTGCAGAAATTGAACAAGGGAGAATAGAACCGGTTATAAGTAGAGACGGTATAGACAGTATTATATTGGACGAATACTATTGCACAAAGACAAAGCAAATTGACTTATGCCCTAAGTGCAGGAAAGATTTTGAGAGGTTTATGAGGAATGAGAAGAATTAGAGAAACATTACATTGTCTGCGCTTAGATAGCAGAATAAGGCACAATATAAGATATGCACAAAGACAATGGTTCTTTCCGTACTTTAAGCACTTTAGAAAAGATTTAAACATGCCATTACCCAATAGCATCAAGCAAGCAAGAGGAATATCGAAAACTATTTTAGAAAGAGGGTATATGCAAGACCTTGTACATGATTCTGTAATGCGTATTAGATATTCGAGGAGATGCAATACTCGTGTGTGCAGGGCTGCTAGGAATGATTAGTGAGGTATGAGAAATGTTTGTTAATATGGGAACCCAAACCTATGAAATGAGCCGCAAGCAGGCAAAAGCTATCCTTGGAACGGCTAAGAAACTTGCAAATTGCAACATATACGGCATTGAAAAAGGTAATGTGGTGATTATGCTGAATGAAAAGTATGAGGACGATATGAGCCTTAAAAAAGCCGTAGAGGAGTATAAAAAGAAAGGGTTCAAGGTGTATTGGAAATGAAAATAATTAGAAATGGCGATTTGAGATACGAAAGAAAGCCTTTACAGTTTGAGTGTAAGAATTGCAAAACCGTTTTTGAAGCGGAAAAGACTGAATATGAATATTGTGGAGATCAAAGGGAAGGCGATAACTACAAGTGTGAATGCCCATTGTGCCACAAAATGGTATATTACAATTAAAAGACAACCGGCTGACAGATAGAGTTAGTCGCTACCCTAAAACAGTTATAGGCAGAGGTCAAGGCGCTTCTGCTTTTGCGGAGGTGCTTTTTATTTGGCTTCAAAGCAGTTAATCAATGCGGTAAATGGATATGAAAACTACATACAGAGAAAAGGCGTTGATGAACAGGTAATAGATGCCCTTTTGAAAGCGTGCAATGTGGCAATTCGGACGGAAAAAGACGTTGACTACGGATTGACTATAACCGAAAGAACAAAGGCTTTAATCAATGAATTTACGCAGAAAAATGCGGGCGGTAGCATATGGGAACTTGAACGATATGCGCAGAATCACGACATTAAAGGCGGATACAAACTTGTGGATCAGTTCTATGAAGTCTTGCGGTTAGAGAGCTTTTATCGTTTCGAGAGCTTCATCTATTTTATGGAGCGCAAAAGAAATTGGAGTAAACGGTTTTATTATCCACGCCGCAAGACGCTGAATATTGTTGCCCAAGATCTTGAAGATTTGGAAAACCGGAAGATTAAATTTTACGGATTGTCAATGCCATCGCGTGTTGGTAAATCGACTATCTGCATTTTCTTCCTATCGTGGGTGGCTTTGCGCAGACCAAACAGCCATAGTGCTATGGGTGGTCACTCTGGTATTTTGGCAAAAGGATTTTACAAAGAACTGATGAATCTTTTTACCACAGAAGAATATACGTTTGCGGAACTTTTTGCTTATTGGCATCCGGAATACGCAAACGCAGCACTTCCAACGGACAAAAGTGCTGATGAATTTACAATTACGCTTGGAGATCCGGACAGATTTGCAACCGTAACGTGCCGTGGTATTGATGGAACATGGATAGGAGCGGTCGATGTTTCAAAAGATGGATATTTGTATGTCGATGACTTGGTGCGTGATCGAGAACATTCATTAAGTCCTACTCGAATGGAAAACACATACCAAGAGTACCTAAACACGATGGTTGACCGTAAAAATGACGGCGCAAGGGAATTGATGGTTGGTACTCTTTGGAATGTTTTAGATCCATTGGAGCGAATGAGAAAGCAATATGAGCATGATCCACAATACCGATTCCGTAAGATTCCGGCACTTAATGAAAATGACGAAAGCAATTTTGCGTATGAAATCAACGGATTTTCCACGGAATACTATCGGGATATGCGAGATAAGCTCGACAATGCCGAATGGATGGCTAAGTTTATGCAGCAACCATATGTCCGCGAGGGATTGCTTTATACGGATTTGAGACTATTTAACGGAATCCTGCCGGATGGAGATTTCCGGCGCATAGGAGTTGTGGATGTTGCCTGGGGCGGCGGCGATAGCTTGTCAATGCCGATAGGGGCAGAATATGAAAACGGTGATGTTTATATTTACGATTGGGTATTCAACAAAGGCTCGAAAGAGGTAACAATCCCTCTTGTTGTTGGACGAATTATCGGGAATGAGATTCGGCAGACAAGATTTGAGGGGAATACCGGGGGAGATCTGTATTGCCAATATGTAGATGAAAAGTTACAGGAACAGGACTATAAATGTTCATGCACAAGCAGAAAAGCCCCAAACAAGGTTGAAAAGTTGTCGAAGATCATAGCGTATTCCGGTGATGTTAAGAGAAAATTCATATTTCTTGATACTCACCGACCGACGCAGGAACAAATGAAGAAAGATTCAGATCTTGGAGTAACAAGATATTACAGAAATGACGAATATCAAGCGGCTATGGATGAACTTTCTATGTTTGTAAGTATTGGCGGTAATGAACATGACGATGCGGCAGACGGTTTAACCCAGCTTGAAATGTTTATAGAGAACCCAAACAATACCGCAAAGGTAGAAGCAGCAGTAAACCCATTTAGGAGGTATTAGGATATGACAACAGACAAATATCTTTCACAGATAAGCAGAATTGACCATGCGATTGCAAATAAGCTGGAAGAAATCAAAAGGCTATCCGATATGGCAACTTCTATATCCATATCTCCGAAAGAAGTGGATGTGCAATCATCCGGCAATCCCGACAAAATGGGGAGCGCGGTATCGAAGATTGTTGATTTACAGAATGAGATCCAGGCGCTTGTAGATGAATTGGTTGATAAAAGACGTATTATCATATCGCAAATTGACAGCATGGATAATACAGATGTATATATCGTGCTTTCATCACATTATGTCAATGGAAAAGATTGGAACTTGATTTCCGTTGAGATGAAATATTCCTACAGAAACATTATGAAACTTAGGAAAAGAGCATTGCAGGAGTTTGAAAGACGTTATGGACAACTTTATTCTGAAAAGAGTGCATAAAAGTACACAATAGTTCACACTCTTTCACAACATTTCCTAAAACTTGCATGATATACTAAAAGAGTAGAAAAACAAATTTCTACAACCCCCAAAGTATATAACCCGTAAAAGGCACTGTCAGAAATGGCGGTGTTTTTTATTTACAAGAAAGAGGTTGCTATGAAAAAAGTAACTATATATTGCCCGGATTGCGGAAGAATTGCCGGACATTACGATGAAAGATCTACGATAGATCATCCGTGCAAATGTAAAAAATGCAATCATATTGTGATTTATCGCGTGGCAACAGGCAAAGTTGAAACAAAGCCAATACCAAAACGCGCTTGCAGTAGTGGAGTTTTATTTATATGAATACACAGTATTTTCATGACCTTGTAAAAGGCAGATATGGAAGAAAAATTGCATATTCTAACGTAGAACAGATTACGGCAGACAATATCGTAAATGTTGTCGGAAACTGCATTGGTGCATTTTATTTCAACAAGACGATCATTCGGTATCTGTGGAACTATTACAAGGGCGATCAGCCTGTATTATACCGAACAAAGATACAGAATGCGGATATAACCAATAAGGTATCTGAAAACCATGCCTATGAGATTGTTCAATTCAAGGTTGGACAGACTTACGGTGAGCCAATCCAGCTTATCAGCAGGAAAGATGATGACCGGATAAACAATGCGGTTGATGAATTTAACGATTATCTGACCGATGCTAATAAGCAGGAAAAGGATATTAAGGCAGGAGAGTGGCAATCAGCAACCGGAACGTCATTTAAGGCGGTGCAGATTACAAAAAATGGAGATATACCATTTAGAATTGTTGCACCGACACCAATGAATACTTTTGTTATCTACAGTCGTTCCACAGAAGAGCCACTTTTAGCAATCCAAGAGCTTAAAGATGCCGATGGACAGATGTATAAACTATGCTACACGGACTCTTACGAATGCAAGATTGTGAACGGAGAGGTTCGAGATTGGAAACTACATGGTTTTGGTGGAATCCCGATTGTCGAGTTTCCGAACAACCATGAGCGCATTTCTGATATTGAGCTTGTGATCGGACTATTGGATGCAATCAATACAATGCAGTCAAACCGAATGGATGGCGTTGAGCAGTTTGTTCAGTTTTGGATAAAGTTTGTAAATTGCACCATTGACCCGGAAACCTTTGAAAAAATGAAGATTTCCCATGCGCTGACGGTAAAATCCAATAATGAGCAGAATAAATCAGATGTTGACATTATGACACAAGAGCTGAATCAAACAGAGTGCCAAGTTGCAAAGGATGATTTGTGGGATAATGCACAGTCCATTCTTGCTATACCGACAAGAGAATCGCAAAATTCTGGTGGTGATACACAGGGGGCGGTATCTTTAAGGGCAGGATGGGACTTCTCTAAAACCAGGGCTAAACAAAAAGACCCGATAATAAAAACATCGGAAAAGAGATTGGCTAAAGTAATATTAAACGTAATAAGAATTAAAGACCATGATTTAGGGCTTACGGCAAGAGATTTTGATGTTCAAATCAACCATAGTCCTCTTGATAATTTATATACAAAAACGCAAGCACTCGATCAAATGTTAAAAGCTGGAATAAATCCAAGAATAGCAGTATCTACTTGTGGATTATGGGGAGATGCCGAAAAAGTATTTATACAATCAAAGCCATATTTCGATGTTTTGTATAAAACAGTAGATATGGTAAAAAAAGAAAATGAGAATACAAAAAAACAAGAACCGACAAGCTAATTCCTATCGGTTCTTGTTTTTACATAATCAGTTAAAATACTAACCATGAGATTGTTAAGAGAGCGAATTTCTTCTTTTGCAATAATCTCAAGAGAAGATTTAAGCTTCTTTTCCATAACAATTGTAGTTTTAACTTTACTTTCTGAAATTTTTCCTTGCGGCATATTATCACCTCTTTTTGTGTAGTATAAATTACCATCAAGTAATTGTCAAGTAACTTGCAAGTTGCTAGCAACTATGATATAATACATGTAAAGGAGATGATTATATGCCAGATAAGAAAATGGCAAGACATGTTACACATGGGTTGACAGGTAAAAGAGTTTATAAAACTTGGGAAAGCATGAAAGCAAGGTGCTACAATCCTAATGATGGGAAGTATGAGAAATACGGTGGGAGAGGGATTAAAGTATGCGAGGAATGGTTAGGGAAAGACGGGGCGAGGAACTTTGCGAAATGGGCTTACGAAAATGGTTTTGATGAAAATAAACACCAAAAAGAACAAAGTATTGACCGGATAGATGTAAATGGTAATTATGAGCCAAATAATTGCAGATTTACAGATGCAAAAATCCAAGCTAATAATAGAACAAATACTATCTTTCTTGAATATCAAGGAAAGACAAAATGCTTACAAGAATGGGCAGATGAAGTAGGAATATCAGAATCAACTATTCGTTGGAGATTGAATAACGGGTATTCAGCAGAAAAGGCACTGACTACCGAAGTAAAGAAAAATTCAAACGCAGGTAAGAGGTATTTGACATACAAAGGAGAAACAAAAACAGTTTCTGAATGGGCGAAGCATCTAGGATTTGACCCTAAAGTATTATATTCAAGAATAAAACGAGGGTGGTCAACAGAAAGAGCTTTAGAAACCCCAACTGGTGCCGACAAGTGGCATAAAACAAAATAATAAATTTGAAGATAAGACAGTCACCGAATAATCGGCGGCTGTTTTTATTTTATAAATTTTGCACCTATGCGTGAAATAGGAGAAATCACAAGTTGAGCAACCAACGTAAAAAAGCGTAGTGAATCGGAGGTAATTTATGACAAGGGAACAGGCAAAACAAAATCTTATCGCTATCGGAGTGGCAGAGCCTACGGATGAACAGGTAAGCAATTATCTGAATCAAGTCAATGGCGAAACAAAGAAAGAGAAAGACAGAGCCGATGGCTACAAGGCTAAAGCTGACACGGCAGATGGTTTACAGAAACAGCTTGACGAATTGCAGGCTGGAAATCTGACAGAGCTTGAAAAGGCAAATAAGGCATTAGACACAGCTAATCAGCAGATCGCAGAATTGCAGAAAAATAATGCTATTAGAGATTTGCGCGAAAAAGCTATGACCGATTTCAAAGTAACCGCAGAACAGGCAAAAGCAATTGTAAAAGAAGATGGCAGCTTTGATACAGCCGAACTTGGAAAGATTATGTCCGAAAAAGAGACCGCTGCAGCACAAGCCAAGGAACAGGAGATTGCAAAAGGCAGTACAAATCCGGGCGGTGGCACGGCTGGCGGCAATAAAGATAACGAAAAGACAGCGGATGTTGAAAATGCTGAAAAGATTACTTTTGGAAGCAATTCAGCTACCGCAGAAGCAAAAAATCATTATGTAATTTAGGAGGTAAAAATCATGGGTAAGCCTATTGAAAGAGATTTTACTCAAGAACTTGGTATTTTAAAACATTTCCCTTATCTGGGAGCCGCTTGTATTGTTCCACAGACAATGGTAACAAGCGCAGATGCAAACGGAAGAAAGATCGTAAAAGGTGGAACACCATTCCCATCCAACGATGAAAGCTGTGTCGGTTATCTGCTTAATGATGTTGACGTAACGATGGGTGATGCACCGGGAACTTACGTTTACGCGGGCGATATCGACAATGCGAAACTTACAAAGAACGGAGTAACTGTTGAGGAAACGGCAAAAGCCAAAACCCCAAGAGTTACTTTTTTTGATTAAAGAAAGAGGTGTAAATTATGGCATTACCATTAGCAGAAGCATTTACCGCAAGAAGTCTCGGTGTAATGTGGAATAACTATGAAAAGACTTTAGGTTCTCAACCTTATCTCGGCAGACAGAAATTTGGTACAAGAAAGCAGGAGAGCCTTGACCTTAGATTTATTAAGGGAAAGAGCGGTCTTCCGGTTTCACTGAAAGCATCTAACTTTGATGCACAGGCAGAGTTGAGAGATGTTGGCGGTTTCTCTGATATCCAAAACGAGATGCCTTTCTATCGTGAGTCCTACATGGTAACAGAGAGAGAGGAGCAGGAATACGACAATTACAGAAATGCAGAGAACACTTCTCTTGCAAATGATGTACTTCGTGAGATCAGCAAAAAGCCTATGATGCTGATCGAGGGCGCGAGAGTCGTACCAGAGAGACAGATTTGGAGCTTGCTTGCACCGGCTGACGGTGTACCGAAGATTGATGTAAATATCGGAAAGAAGAAGTACACAGTCGAGTACACCTCAGATGCTGGCGAAGCACACAAGAAAGATCACTTTGTTGAGATTTCAGGTGAAGCCGATAAGTGGAACGTTCCGGCAACGGCAACACCGCTTGATGATCTTATCGAGACAAGACGTAACTTTGCTAAGAAAACCGGATATTCTCTTACAAGATTCAGTATGAACACAGAGACATGGGAAATGGTATTAAAGGCAGAGGATACAAAGAAACAGGTTCTCGGTATTACTGCATACACAGGCGGTATTCGTTTACAGCAGTCGCAGGTAACTGAATATCTGCGCGGCTACGGAATTGAGATCGAGGTATACGATAAGTTATACGTTGATCCGGCTGACGGTCAGACAAAATACTTTATTCCAACAGGAATTGTATCTTGTCAGTGTGCCGGAGTTTATCTTGGTGACTATGTATTCGGAAAGACACCGGAAGAGAGAAGCGGAAGTCTTACAGACGGAAACCTTTCTATCGTAGAAACCGGAATTGCGGTTTACACATATGCTACAAACCATCCAATCAATACTCACTGCGTAGTATCCATGATCGGACTTCCAACATTTGAGGGAATGGACAGCGTTGTTGTAATGAAAGTTATGTAGGAGGTGATCCAGCGTGGTAGCAACACACACAATTAAATGTGGTGGAAAATGGTACAAGGCAGGAGAAAAAATGCCGGAGAGTAATTCTCCGGTATCTTCCGTTGGGTATACAAAGACCGAAATTAACAGAATGAGTACCGCAGACTTGCAAAAACTTGCCGCAGAGCAGGGAATTGAAAACGCACAAGCGACAAGCGGTGCGGAACTGAAAGAAATTCTGATTGCAAAATTTAATCTGTAGGAGATCGCTTATGTCATACACACTTGTCGAACAGGTAAAAATTCGTTTAAAACAATTTCATATAGAAGAGGTAGAGGACGAAACAACCGGGGAAAAGTCCGATAAAGTTGTGTTTGATGAAAAAGAATGTAACCCTTTGATTGAACAGCTTTTAGAGCAGGCAAGAAAAGAGATTATCAGCAGACGGAACTATCCGGACACATACACGCAAGACCAGATTGACAGTGATGTTAAGAACTATGAAAACATTATGGTTAATTTGGCAGTGTACGACCGGTCGCAGGCAGGAGAAGCATACATGGCAAGTTTCTCCGAAAACGGTGTGAGCCGTACATGGAAAGACCGTGAAAGCCTTTTTGTCGGAGTGTTTCCGTTCGTAAAAGCAATGTAATTAAAGAAGATTGAGCGTGACCATATTGCCGATGTCGGTAAAATGGTTGCAGGCGGCGCACATTAAGCGGTGGTGGGCAGTGCGCAAAAAGGAGATTCAAATGAAAAGTATTTTGATTCAAACTTATCTTGTGGCACTTCCGATAGTGCTTGGATATATAGTTTGGCTTCTTAAACAGCAAAAGAAAAGCAGGGACGCGAACAGTAAAGGAACAATGCTCCTTTACTGTTCGCGTCCAACTTATTGAATACCATGCAAAGTACACCAGAATCGGAGAAATACCGTCATATGCCTATCAGAACTTTTGTGAGATGTATATGATGCGTACCATGCGTTAGGTGGAAACGGAATGGTTACGAAAATGAAGCATGAGATTGAAGAGATTCATATAGGGAAAGGAGATAAAAGCCATGAGGAATTGGAAGGATTGGACTAAGAAAGCCGGAATCCGAGCAATCAAGACTGTTGCACAAGCGGCGATTGCCGGAATTGGAACGGCGGCATTTATGGACGCGGTGGATTGGAAATATGTTCTTTCTGCATCAGTACTTGCCGGAGTGTTATCGCTTCTGACAAGTGTTGCCGGAATCCCAGAGGAAAACACCAATGCTTGACATTAACAAGCAGGAAATGAAATATTCGCAATCCGGTCAGAGGGTATTCGTTCCACAAACTGACGAAAATGGAGATATTGTCTATGAAGGGTACAAGGATTCCGATGGAAACTTTGTACCTTATTTAGATTCCGAAGGCAACAAGATTCCAAAAGGCGAGGAAGTTGAAGGGTTTTCAGAACCTACGACATTCCGAGCCAATATCAGCAATAAGTTGTCAGAAGCCCTTGTGAAAGAATTTGGAATTGATGATAGCACATCATACTGTCAGCTTGTTACGGATAAAGGATATTTGCCACTGAAAGCCGGCGATGTAGTGTGGAAGCGTTCGGAAGTAAAGCGCACTGATGATGGGCTTGTGGATTCAGAAACCGCAGACTACATCGTAAAAGGCGTTGCAGACGAAGGACTGACCACAGATTTATTTTTGCTTCGGAAGAATATTAAGTAGGTGATTGCGTGGCAAAGAAAACTATTTCAATGACATTATCCTCTAAATCCATACAAGACGCCATAAAGGAGTTAGAAAAGTACCGCAATAGTTTACAGGCTAAATGCGATTTACTTGTTTCTAGGCTTGCACAGATAGGTCAGACGGTGGCAATACAACACATATCGGAATCACCATTAGGAAACACGATAACGGTAAGGGTAGATAAAGCACCGCAGTTAATGACCTCGAACGCGATTCTCATTGCGACCGGAAAAACGGTAACGTCAGAAGATAGAGAACCATTTTATACTTTGTTGGCGGTAGAGTTTGGAGCCGGTATTTTTTATAACTCCGAAGAGAACCCGAAAGCACCGGAACTTGGATTCGGTGTCGGCACGTATCCTGGGCAAATACACGCTTTTGAAGATGGTTGGTACTATTGGGATGATAAGACCGAAACATGGCGTTATACCCACGGTATCAAAGCCACAATGCCTATGTATAATGCGGAACAACAGATTATACAACAGTATGTAAAGATTGCAAGGGAGGTATTCGGTGGAAAATGAGTTAAATAGTTGGGCACTTGATTTTGAAGATACCTTATGTTCCCTTTTGAAATCGTACATGGAAAGCAAGGTAAAAGGAATTAAAGTGACGCAAGATGAAGAATCGGGCGGCACCGCAACATTTCCTACGCTTTTAGTCAGACAAATCGGTGTGACAGAAGCCGGACGAACTAATGAAGCAAAGACAATCAATGCAATTCGCCCAACATTTCAGATCACAATTACAAACAAAGGTTCAAGAAAAGCAACTAAGGACATCGCAGCATATGCGGTGTCTTTTTTTAAACAACAAATGTTTGAGGTATCAAATGTAATCTCAACAATTTCCAAGCAAGTGCGAACGGTTACATTCCGTGCAGCTCGCGTAATTGGAAACGTTGAGCATTTAGATCAGCTATAAGCAGAAAGGAAGTAGAAAATATGGCATCAACAAGTTATAGAACTCGTGTCATTGTAAAAGAGCACACGGAAAAACAGGCTGACTTTGCAGGAACATATAATCTTTTGGTTGCGGCTAAGTCAGTTCCAAGTCCTGCATCACCACCAAACACTGTTGAGTCGACCACAATGGAAGATGACCAGCAGACTTTTGAAAAAGGAATTAAGACTTCTGATTCAAGAGAAATCACAGGAAACCTTGAAAAAGAATATCTTTCAAAGGTGGATGGATATGGAGATAAAAAACTTGATATTATCCATCTGTACGGAACTGACGGTATTGGTGGCTTAGCGAAGTACGCATATGTAGGAACTGCAACAGCAACACCTAACGATGTAGGTGGAAACGATGAAATCCTTGAAATGACGGTAACAGTTATTCCAAGTACAGCATCAGAGCTTGTTACAGATAAGCTGACTGTCGTTGATAATAACGATGGCACATTCACTGTAACAGTGGTGGGGTAAAAAGCCTATCGGACGAGCAATCGACCGCACCGGTAGGCGAGGATGAACGGTCGATAGCAGAACTTGAAGCAATAAGATAAGCAACAATGGGGCGGTGGCAACACTGCCCCTTGCCAATATAGGGCAGAAAGGCAAGGTAAAGCATGAAAGTTAAATTAGGTGGAAAAGAATATACAATTCAGTTTGCAACAAGACCATCGTTAAAATCACATATCTTACAGGATATTATGAAGACGCAGGACATGGAAGATATTTCTTCTATGGAAGATATTCTTCTTGAAACACTTCCTAAGACACTTCTTGTAGGATTGCAGATGCATCACAATGACGAATTTGGATATGATTACAAAACAAACGAAGGCTACGATGAGCAGCTTGAGAAGGTGTCTGACATTCTCTATGAAGCGATTGACACAAACGAGATTAACTGCATGGATTTATTCGCTGATATGCAGGAGGAAATGATGACAAACGGTTTTTTAGCACAGATGATGGAGTCGTTGGAGAGAGCACAGGCACAGGAGAAGAAAAAGACCCCATCCAAAGCGAAAGTCAAGAATTAACATGGGAATATTACGTTGCGGAAATCCGTCCGTTTTACCTTATGGTAACGAAAGGCTACGGATTTTCCGTTGATGATATAGATATGATGAATCCAGAGTTACTTAAGCCTTATGTGGATGCATATAAGACAGAATGGAAGCAACTCGATATGGAAATGTATATGTGGTTCGGCAGATATGCAACGTCAGCATTTGTGACCGCAATAGACGCGACATTCGGCAAGGGTAATAGTAAGTACGTGAAAGAAACTTGCTATGATTCTATTGAAAAGCATAATACGGACGATCCCGATGCAGAGATGCGAGAAATGCTTAAGGCAGAAGAAGCATGGGCGGCTGAATCAAGGAAATCACATTTACCAAAGCCAAAGATAGTTTAAGAAAAGAGGTATTGCTATGGCAGTAATTATCGGAAGTGCTAGGCATGATGAACATGGAAATTGCTATTCTGGTGGGAAAGCCGGAGACCAGACCGGACAGGAAGTGTCTACGCAGAAGTTTTATAACCATTCTAAAGGATGGTACGTGCTAAGGGCGAAGGACGATAGGGTTGCGGAGAAGTTAGCCGAAGCTATGCAGATTGCGTGTGATAACAAAAATATCGGCTATGACCAATCGGAACGCTACGGAGTCATTAAACATGGCATTAGCGCAAAGGTTAAGACGGAATGCGATTGTTCTTCTCTTGTACGCGCTTGTATTATCCATGCATTCGGGAAGGATGTAGGAGATTTCAATACTGCAAACGAAAGAATCATTCTTTTGAAATCCGGCTTGTTTACCGATGCTGGTTCTTACCGAATCGGAGAACTGCTTTACAACGGGGACATTCTTGTGACGCGTACAAAAGGTCACACTGCAATCGTTGTAAGTGGAGCAAAGAAAAATGCAAGCAAGTATTATTCGATGTATACCGGAAAATCTGGATCAATCGTTGAAGCATTAAAAGCGGTTGGGGAAGATGATGTGTCAAAAGAACATCGCGCGGAAATCGCAAAAAAGAACGGATTTTCCAATTTTAAGTTTACATCAGAGGAAAATTCAAAAATGATTTCTCTTCTGAAAAAGGGAAAACTGAAAAAGTAATTCAAGGGCGGTAGGGGTCAAATCCTACCGTCTTTTTAACCGGCTATCAATGTGGAAGATAGCCGCTAACCTAAAAAAGTTATAGGAAGTTGGTGGATAAATGGAATTAGAGTCTCTTGAAATAAAAATCCAAGCGCAGGCGCAACAGGCAAGCGATCAGATAGATGCGCTTGTGACAATGTTTGGGAGATTATCTTCCGCGCTTTCTGAACTTAGTACCGGAAATCTGAATAGTCTTTCCACAGGGGTAAACCGACTTGCAGTGGCAATGACGGCAATGCGTGGAATTGATACACGGACTTTTTCTGCGGCTGCAAGAAATGTAAGCAAATTAGGCTCTATCAACAGCAAGCAGATTAATGCTGCGGCTGGTTCTATGCGTCAGATTTCCAATGCATTAAAAGGGATTTCTGGAATGTCGGCATCCGTTAAGGGTCTGACCGACCTTGCATCTGCAATCAAACAGCTTGGCTACCAGAGTTCCACCAAGGCGATTGAAAATATCCCGAAACTTGCCACGGCAATGCGACAGCTTATGTCCGAACTGTCGAAAGCCCCTAGTGTAAGCCGGAATATTATTGACATGACAAATGCATTGGCAAAATTATCACGTACCGGTGGAGCGGCAGGAACAGCGGCAAAAAGCATCACAAGCTCATTTAGCGGATTTAGTTCCGGTGCTTCTGCGGTTACTAAGAAGTCGTTTTCCCTTGCGTCTGCAATCGGAAAAGTGTATGCAACGTATTGGGCTTTATTTCGCGGATTTAGGCTACTTGGAGACGCTATTGACATATCATCCTCACTGACAGAGGTTGAGAACGTTGTAAGGCAGACATTCGGGCAGTATGAAAGTCTAATTAACAATTTCGCAAAAACATCCATTGAAAAATTTGGTATGTCCGAATTGTCCGCGAAACAGTTTGCAAGCCGTTTCCAAGCAATGGGAACCGCCCTTGATATTCCACAGGGGAAAATGGCAAATATGTCTATCCGGTTGACAGAATTAGCCGGAGATATGGCTTCATTCTATGATGTGAGTCAAGAAGATATTGCCAAGAGTCTGCAATCTGTATTTTCCGGTACTACGGCACCTATGCGGCGTTATGGTATCGACTTGACACAGGCAACATTAAAGGAATGGGTGTTAAAGCAAGGACTTGATGCGAACATTTCTTCAATGACGCAGGCTGAAAAAGCCATGTTGCGTTATCAGTATGTGCTTGCGCATACAACCAATATCACCGGAGATTTCGCACGTACAGCCGATACATGGCATAACCAGATAACCATGCTTAAAGAGAACTTCAAAGCACTTGGAGCGGTTGTTGGTGGTGGTTTAATCAATGCATTTAAGCCGTTTATCAAGGTACTTAACGCAGTTCTGCAGAAGGTTATTTCTTTTGCGGAAATGGTAACAAATGCTTTAGGTTCTATCTTCGGATGGAAGTATGAAGCAAGCAAAGGAGCAGGAATCAGCGGTCTTGCTGACGATATTGGAAGCGCGTCTGATGGCATGGACGATTTAAGCGATGCCGCAGGAAACGCAGGGAAAAACACAGGCGGTATCGCAAAAAATGCCAAGAAAGCAAAAAAGGAAATCCAACAGGCAACTCGTGCATTTGATGAATTGAAGGTTATTTCAAAGCAGAGCAAAGATAATACTTCCGGTTCTGGGAATAAAGGTTCTGGTTCTGGATCTGGTTCAGGTGCTGGTGGCGGCACCGGTGCTGATGGTGGATTAGTTCAGACGGACACCATCTTTAAGAAATTCAAAAGCAAAATCAAAGACCTTGAACAGTTGGGAGAGTCTATTTCCGGTGCGTTAATTAACGCAATGAAAAAAATTAAATGGGAAAAAGTGTATGCAAAAGCTGAAGGTTTTGGAAGGGGATTAGCCAAATTCCTTAACGGACTATTTAAAGGGCAAAAAGGAACAACGCTTTTCGGAGAAACCGGAAAACTGATCGCAAATTCATTAAACACGGTGCTTCATGGATTGGATTCGTTTGGAACGACATTTAATTGGAAGCAATTTGGAAATTCAATCGCAGACGGAATAAACAAGTTTTTCCAAAACTTTGACTTTGCATTATTGGCTAAAACGCTTAATTCGTGGGCGCAGGGCGCGTTTGATACAGTTACGACAGCATTAAGTAAAATTTCATGGAAGGATGTATGGAACGGAGCAAAGGAGTTTTTAAGCAACCTAGATGTAAAAACAGTTGGAATCATAATCGGTGCGCTGACAATCAAAAAAATTCTTGGATTACATCTTGCAAAAACCGCACTTGATATAATCGGAACTTCCATTTCAAAAGCAATAGCTGGTTCACTTGCATCAAGGCTTGGCGTTGAAATTGCGGCAAATGAGGGAATCTCGGCAGTATTGTCTATCGCTTTGTCAAAAAAAATAGGTGGGGCGTTTGCTACACTTGGAACAACTGTTTCAGCTGGTGTCAAAGCTTTATTCGGTAGCGGTGCGGCAGAGAGCGCACTTTCTTTTATCAGCCCGGTAGCAAAAGCTATAACCGGGATTGGCTCTGTTGCGATTGGCGCATTTACTGCAATATCAAACTTTGTGACCATGTTAAAGAACGGATTCAGTTGGCTTAATGAAGCACTTATGCTTGTCGGAGTTACGATTACGGCAGTCGGAGCGGTTATTTTAGGGGTAGCGGCAGCACCTGCAGCGATTACCGCAGGAATAGTAGCCGGTGTCGCAACGGCGGCTGTAGTAGTCAAGGATCATTGGAAAGAAATAAAAGGAATTTTCTCAAAAGCAGGAGATTGGTTTAATACTAATGTGATTAAGCCAATAAGCGGTTTTTTTAAGGGATTATGGGAATCTGTTTCCGGTTTTTTCTCTTCTTTATGGAAAGATATATCCGGTGTATGGAAAACAGTTTCTGGATGGTTCAATACTAATGTTATAACTCCTATTGTTTCATTTTTCCAAGGATTTTCGAAAAGAGTTGGTCAAATCTTTCAAGGATTGTGGATCATTGTCAAGGCTGTATGGATTGTTGTTTCTGATTGGTTTAAATCAAAGGTAATAGAGCCAATAAAGAAGAATTTTGAATTATTGAAATCGGCAGTATCAACCGCATTCAAGGTTCTATGGACAACTGTGAAATCTGTATGGGCGGTGGTTTCCGGTTGGTTTAAGGAGCATGTTACAACACCTATCAAGAATGCTTTTAGCTCAGCAAAAGAATCTATTCAGAAAGCATTTAGCGCGGCAAAAACAGCGGTAACCGGGGCGTGGAACAGTGTTTCTAGTTGGTTTAAAGAACATGTAACCACCCCGATAAAAAATGCTTTCTCGAAGATGAAAGAAAGTGTAGCTGAAATATTCAGCAAATTATGGAATAGCGTGAAAAGTGGCGTTGCCGGGGCAATGAACACCGTAATTTCAAGAATTGAAACAGCAATAAATTCATTGATCGGTGGAGTGAATACCGTTTTGAGAGGGTTCAACAGTGTTGTTTCTGCGGCGGCTAAAGTAGCAAAGGTAAAGTGGAGCGGAGTCGATCTTGTGCCGAAAGTGAGCCTACCTAAAGTAAAGGCTTATGCAACGGGCGGTTTTATGGATAAATATAGCATAGCAACAGTTGGAGAAAATGGACTTCCGGAAATTATGGGAACAGTCGGAGGCAAGCCAGCGGTCGCAGGAAGCCAAGAAATTACCGGAATCAAAGATGCTATCAATTCAACATCTGCGCAAGAGGTTTCCTTACTGCGACAACAAAATCAGTTATTACAAGCTATTTTACAGAAAAATTTCGGAATTACTACAAACGACATAGGAAAAGCTGCAAGGGATTATGGTAGAGAACATTACAATCGAACCGGAGACAATGTATATGTTTTTTAGTGACTTCTATAATAGAACGTGATATAATTCTAAATAAATCATATCACAAGAAAGGAGTCATTATGAGAAACACAAAAAAATTATTAGTAGCGATGGGATTGGCATTTGCCGTTTTGATTTCGGCTATGCCAATCCAAAATGCAGATGGGGAACAGATTGTTGCACAGGCGGCAACTATCAAATTAAGCAGAAAGACTCTTAATTTAAAAATTGGAGAATCAGCAACATTAAAGATAAGCGGAATGAGGAAAACTGCTAAATGGAGTAGTGGCAATAAATATGTTGCTTCTGTAAACAAGTCTGGAAAAGTTCTGGCGGTTGGAGAAGGAACAACGTACGTAAAAGCAAAAATTGCAAAGAAAACGCTTTCTTGCAAAGTTACCGTCACTTCTTCCTTTAATGCGAACAAGGTAAAGAAAAACATCTCAATTGAATACCAAGATAGTGGTCATGGAGTTGTTGCTATCTTGAAAAACAACAACAAGGTAAATGTTGATCTGGACGCAAAACTTGTATACTACAAAAACGGTAAAATGCTGGATAGCAAAAGCGATTGTAACAGAGCTTTTGAATCCGGTAAGGAATGTGTTCTTTATTTTGACGCACCGAGCGATTCTGATTATAACGATGTTTCTTATGATAACTATAAAATGTCGTTGAGTGTTGATGAAGCAACAAATGCTGTTTGTGATGTTCGCAATATAATGGTTCAATCGGACATTGGAGCAGATAATGTTACGGTTGAAGCTACAAACGATTCCGGAAAAGATTTTTCATTTGTAAAAATTTCTTGCGTAATGTATGATGCATCTGGCAACTTGATCAAATATGATTATCATTATGCAGAATGTGAAAAGAATGGAGATAAAGATTATTTTTCATTTAGTTTTCCGTACGATTCAAATTACGATACGATCTATCCGAGCAGCTATAAGATATATGTTGATGAAGCATATACATATACTTGGTTACAGTAAAAATTGAAAGATAAATGATACTTAAGCCGTGGAAACACGGCTTATTTTAATTTCAAAATCGGATTGACACAAAATCAAAAATAGTCTATCCTTATTACTAAGGAAACAACCTTATCCGTGAAGAAGCGGATTACTTACTTGAACGCCATACTGTACGAAAGAGGAAACCAATGTGATTTCACAAGCGGTTTCCTCTTTTTTATTCAGATAAAAATGTATGGAGGTAGACACGAATGAAAAAATCACAACTTATGCTTAAGATTCAAAACGGCATTGAGGTATTTGAGAATCCAATATTCGGACAGATCAGAATGGTCATGGTCGATGATGAACCTATGTTTTGCCTTATTGATGTTTGCAGGGCATTGGAAATGTCAAACAGCCGTATTGTTGCTGATAGACTAGACGAGGATGAACGACGTAAGTTAAACTTACCCCGTCAAGGAGAAACTTGGTTTGTTACTGAATCCGGCTTATATGCGGTTATTCTTCGGAGTGACAAACCGAACGCAAAGAAGTTTCGCAAGTGGGTAACATCCGAGGTTCTTCCTACAATCCGTAAAACAGGTGGGTATGTCAATAATGATGAATTATTTATTTCCACTTACCTGCCGTATGCAGATGAAAACACTAAGCTGATATTTTCACAGACATTAAAAACTGTTAGAGAGCAGAACGAAACCATTAAAAGGCAGCAGAAAGAAATCATCCATAAAGAAGATGTTATTATCGGACTCGTTGATGATATTGACTTGGCAACTAAGAGACAGCGGATAACGCAGATTGTCCGTTTCGGTGCCGATGGAAAGTATCAAGAACGCTATTCATTGCTTTATGGAGAATTTGAAAGGAAATATCACTGCAACCTTAAATCAAGGATGGAAGGGTGCGCACTCAAGCCCAAAGTAAGAAACAAGATGGATTATATCGACAGGGAAATGGGAATGATTCCGCAGTTGTACGAAATCGCTTGCAAACTTTTTGAAAACGATGTAGAAAAGCTGAAATCTGAATGGGAATCAGTAGTAGCTTAAAATTTAATCAAATGGATAGCATCTACCAAACGGTAGGTGCTATTTTTATACCCATTTTTAGGAGGTAAACGATGGGATATGGCGGATATTTAGTAAAGTTTGGGGATTATACCATACCAAACAGTTTAATAAAGCAGGACACGTTTAGTTCCTATGTAAATATGCAGGACTTAGACCCTTGGACGGATGAAAACGGATTAGAGCATCGTGATGCCGTGGATCTGAAAGCCTTAAAAGTTGAGTTTGAAACCAAAGCTATGCTGACTGAAAAGCAGTTTGATGATTTTTGGAAGAATATTGAAAAGAACTATACCAAGGCAAAGGAGCGCGGTGGCTATATCACGGCATACGTGCCGGAGAAACGCGGATATGTCACACAGTACGGATATATCGCTGATATTCAGCCTACGTTCTATTCTGTGGCGAATGGGAAGATTAAGTATGACCCAATAAAATTTTCGTTTGTAGGTGGTGTATATGATAAATAGCAATTTAAAAGAAAAGTATTGGGATTCCGGCACAGACAAGCAGATGGTTATATCTGTTGTTGGAACAAATCAGAAAATAGACAATTCGATGCTCGAAGTCGGTACGTTTTCGCTTGAAGAAAGTCTTTGCTCGGAATCAGAGTTAAAGTTTGGTGCGTGTGAAGCAAACTGTGTAAAATTCACAGCACGAAACACCGCAGGAAGCATTAACGGTAGAACTATTTCCATTTCGGAAACAGTTGACGGAGATAGCGAAAATCCGATGCTATACGGAGTTTTTAAGGTTGCATCCGATGTTCCTACGGCTGACCGGACAAAACGGCAGATTACGGCATATGACGCTATGTATGACATTATCAATTCCGATGTAAAGGCTTGGTATGCAGGACTTAGCTTTCCCATGACGCTTAAGCAGTTCAGAGATAGCTTCTTTGCATATCTCGGAATTGAACAGGCGGTAGCAACATTGCCTAACGATTCCATGACAGTCAATAAGACGATTGTAGCCACACAGACGGACGATTCAAGCGCGGTTACAGAAGAGTCCTCTATCAGTGGAAAAACGGTTGTAACGGCAATCTGTGAGATTAACGGATGCTTTGGTAATATCAACCGAGATGGCAAGTTTGAGTATGTCTTTCTGAAAGCAATCGCAAGCGCGCTTTATCCGGCAGAAGATTTGTTCCCGGCAGACAATTTATTTCCGTCTGATGCAAACACAGAGTCCATGACCGGACACTACATCACGTTTGATTACGAGGACTTTCAAAGCAAGGCAATTACGCAGCTTGAAATCAAGACAAGCAATGATAACGCCGGTGCTATTGTTGGAACTGCCGGAAACAACTATTCGATTACAGGAAACTTTCTTGTATCAGACAAGACCGGAGCGGAGCTGGAACAGATTGCAAATAACCTATTGCCGATTATGGCACAGGCAGCATATACGCCGATTAAAAGTTGCACTTGTGTCGGCAATCCATGTCTGACACTTGGGGAACCAATCCGGTTCAATACCACAAGAGAGATTGTTGAAACGTATCTGTTGCAACGCACCTTAACCGGAGTGCAAAGTAAGAGAGATTCAATCTCGGCACAGGGCACGCAGACGCACTCTGCAAAGGTTAACTCTATTAGAGACACGATTGAAAGCGTGGAAAGACGTACCGGAAAGTTAGAGAGGAACGCCGATCATCTTCAATCCACATACGAGGATTTAGAGGAACAGACAAATACCAAGTTTGAGCAGACCACAAAAAGCATTGTCGCAGAAGTCAATCGTGCACAAAAGGCAGAAGGGCAATTAGACGCATCACTGGAATTGAAGTTAGGCAGAGACGAGAACGACCAAGTTATTTCTATGATCAATGCCAGTGCTGACCAAATTGTGCTACGAGGAAACAGATTGATTGTAGAATGTAACAACTTTGAACTGGACGGTAGCGGACGAGTACATATAATAGAATCTCTGCTTTTTGACAGTGGTGAGGTATCTGGGGTAGAGATATTAGGGCATGACGGAAGAAATAATGCGTTATTGCAGAATGTTAAGTTGGACTTATTATCTGTTACTGACGCAAACGGGGAAAACTTGGCGACAGAAAGTTATGTTGACAATTCGCTGAGCGACTACGCAACCAAAAGCGAATTGCCAAGTGGGTATTTTACAGATGTAGATTATACACTTAATGATAGCTCTACAACCAAGTATTCGCCCAGACACTTTAATAAAGTGTCTGATTTTGGTTCGAGGGAAAGTACCTTGGATATCAAGGGTCTTTTGATTTCTATTCCTAGCTCCGATAAAAGGTTGAAAAATAATATACAATCATTAAGGGATATTAAAAGCGTTTATATGGCAATGCG